CTACGGACCAGAAGGTCGGGAGTTCGAATCTTCTCGCGCACGTCAAAAGCCCTGTTTGCAAGGATGCAGACAGGGCTTTGTTTTGTTTTCCGGAAAATGACACTCTGGTCATATCCTGGTATTTTAGCTATGATACACTATAATAAGTCTTGAAAAATATTTTGTCCAGGCGATAAACGTCAGACCCCATACGATTATATGTATTCGCCAGATGCAAATAATTCTGTGTTGTATCATAACTGGTATGTCCAAGATATATCCTCAAAGATTCCAAATCCCCGCCGCCAAGGATGAACGATGTTGCAAAGGTATGCCTTAATAAATGCGGTTTTAACCTTGTAATCTCTGTCTTTTTGCGGATGCGGGCAAACAAACACTTGATCGTATTTTCCGTCACTGGAACATGAGCACCGTCGACAGAGCAAAACATATAATCATGATCCGTATACGGACGATAGATTGTAGCATATTGATGTAAATGCTTTTTTAAACCAGTAGCCAGAGGGACTATTCGATCTTTGTTACCTTTACCATCGAAGATTAGAATGTGATTTTGCTGAAAATTGATGTTATGAACACGAAGATTACATACGTCTCCAGAGCGTAAACCCTCATCCAGCATCAAATGTACCATACAGTAGTTTCTTAATCCGGTACAGGTTTTTAAGTTAAACAAAGTGTCAATTTCCTTTACTTCATCCGCAAAAAGAGGGAGTACCAATTTCGTTTCTCTCTTTATGAGTTTGAATTTTTTCATCAGATTATTTTCCATATAATCGTTGTCATAGAGAAAATTGAAAAAAGTCCTCAGGTCAATGGAATACGTTCGGATTGAGGTATTTGTTATGGGCTTATGCTCCGTAGGTTTATAAGGATGACTTGACAGTTTATCCCTCTTGCGGAGCATGATTACATAGCCCTTTAAATCCATCAAAGTGACATCTGATAATTTGATATCACATATTTCGCAATGATAAGTTTCTTTCATATAATCAAAAAAGTAAGAGAGAGTATTTTTATAATTTTTGACGGTCTTTGCGTTGCAATACGTCTCCCGGTCAAATATAAATAGATCAAAAGCTTGTTGTAAATTTATATCCATAATATCACCTCATTTGTATCTCAATCATTCTTCCGGCCGGAGCCGATCGGGTTCTGCAGCACACACGATTTGAGTTACATTATTCATCTTCATATAACCCAGCCATATAGGTAAGATAGTCATCATAATCACTATGTTCAAAGATATAATCCCCAGCTTCCAGATAATGCTGGTTCTGTAACCATTCCATTGCCCGATCAATTAATCGCTGAAAGTTGACGTCGGCATATACCTTTTTAATATTTTCATCCTGTTTTTTAAGGGTTGCCATTCGACAGCATTCTTTCAAATATTTTTCAATATCCATCTAATCGCCCCCTTGTAAAAGCAGGTCATCCATGCTATCATAACCATAGACAGCACCAGTTGCATTATCAACAATTGTTACATCAAGACTAGAGTAGTCATTTCTAAGTCCAGACAGTTCCTGACCAGATAGCTGTCTGGATTTTTTTTGTTTATATCTCATAGCCTGTTTTACATCATTATCATTTAAGGTTAATACAGCTTCCATGGCATCTCTTGCCGGACTATCCTCGTTGATTCCCTTGTTGTAAAAAGATAACATGACCGCTTTGTTGATTAACTGCCGCTTCATGACATCAGCAGAGAGATTACGATTATATTGCCTTATAAATGGTAATTGCACCTTCGGGACCAGGGCATCCACCATCTTGGTGTTACGGAGCGCACGCCAAAAACCACAATCAGGCCGCCTGGACTTGTTACTATCACCCGTAGTCTCTACCAACCGGAGGATATTACTGGTAAGGTAATTTGCAATCATATAATGGTTGTCCAAGTAATCATAGATACGCTGGCAGCACCCCTTATCACTATTATCCTTAAATGGTATTAAGGGATAATTTTTAGACGCTTTTCGCATAGTCTGGAACTCAACGTTGACAATCAGATTGATTTTTGGGGTAAGCATATTAGCAAACCGCCTAATATCATCCGTCACATGTAACTGACTCTCATTGTCCAGGACAATTTGCTTTGCCCTACGGCACAAAGATTCATCTTGTCCATATTCCGCATAATATTTTATTCGAGCTATATCCAAATGGCCCCAGGAGCCACGCTTAAAGCACTCCTCATAGCAATAAAAATCGTAACGGTTAATAAGTCCGTGAAATAGCCAGACTTTGAAGAAAAACGGCTTATATCCCATTTCTACAACTTCCTTACTCTTTAAGTAGATCCTGACAAAGCATTTCTGCCCGCGCTTACCAAGGGCCACATAATCAATCAGGTAATCTTCAGAACCGACTTTTTCCGTATTGAAATGAGCACCCTTATACCGATCAACGCGCATCTTGTAAAAATTCTCAATACTAAAGAACTTTTCTGGATTTGCCAAGTAATTCGAGTGCCAACAATAATCAGCACGATTTTCCTGGACAAAATCTATATCCAAATGAAAAAAATCTGCAATACCTTTTACATAGGCAAGTGATCGCTCAAATGCATTATGAACTCCATACATCCAGAGCATATACGATCGTATCTGTACAATAATCTCACTGGTAACGGATGCCCCCTCTTGACTACGGGGGACCCGGGGAGCAATAAAAATATTAAATTCTTCCGGCTTTTCCAGACAGATGTTATAAAATCCGCTGAATGTTATCGGAACCAGATTTAAATTGCCCAAATCCTTTATGTATATCGGCACCACGTTTCCGTATACTTCAAACAATTCTTTTCGCTTTAATTCAAAATAATGCCGAAGCCGGATAACTTGATCATCACGGGTTTCTTCCGTAAAATCATTATTAAATTTCACGGAATAGTAAAAAGTATCAATCTGATGCAGGAACTTACTTTTTTTATAATCGAACCAGTAATTTGAATCTTGTTCAGACATTTCAGCCATTATCTGGCAAGTTTTAAAGTCTCTCTTATCAACCAAATTTTCACCTCATTTTCCATTTTGTATCTCAAAACAGTCCTTTTTCAGTTTTTGGCCGAAAGGCCATTTGGCCAAACGGGTTTTCCCCCTGTTTTCCTGTCAACCACGCGGGTTTCATTGTGTAATTCATATGTATTTTCAGACCACGTAGTACAAGCTCGTGGTCAGGCTTTCTCCGGCACTTCTGGGCTGGTTGCGCCAAGATGCCCGTCCGCCTTCGGCGGGGCCCCCGTGCCCCCTTCCTCAGTCGGGCGGGCGTCCTGGCGGTCGAACAGCACATAGGTGTCGTACAACCTGTAATAGAGCTTTTTTGCGCGGAAAAATTCACTGCCGACTTTTTCCTTCATTGGGTACCAGACTTTAACAGAAACGAAGAGATTGCCAAAGGCAAGCATGGAGATGATCTTTCCCTTTAGGCCAAAATTACTAACTTTACGATGTATGTACTCGTACTCGATCAGACTCCGGACCTGTCTGTCTATCATCCGGTCAAACTGGGCAATGAGTATTATCCGGTATCCAAGATGACGATGCAGCGTAAAAAATTGTAACCAGTCGTTCCGTCCACGCTGGCACCAGTCCCGGGCATTAAACATAAGCTGGCATTCGTCCAGGACAAGCAAAATACTGTCTTCCCGGATCTTGCCCGTTTCTTTTACATAATCTTGAGCAAAACGCATGAGATAATCAGGTGTGATCTCATTATTGCGTAAAAAAGTATAGCGCTTATTGTTACGTGTCTTGATCCGGTCAAGGTTTATATCAAAATTCCCGATTGCAGGTCTGCCCGCCCTGATCCACCAATATAAATTACTGGCAACATGCAAAGATTTTCCAGAACCGGGAGTTCCCGAGTAGAAGATTATCATATGATTACCCCTTTCTGTATCTCATTTTTTCTGCAGATACCCTGGCTGCAGCGTAAATTTTGTATCACATTATGGTGTTAGGATATAGCCCTTATCCACCGGAGCAGGATGCTATAAAGATAGAACACTCCTACAGACACCAGCCAGGCTTCACCAATACTGATAAAAGTCGAAATAGGAATAAAATAATTTAGTGCAGTCAAAAAAGGCAGGTTTTCCATAGCATCGATAAACGCTACAAACGGACTTCTGGGTAACAAAGATAAAACAGCATCCAAAAATTTTGTGACAATCTCCATAAGATCACCCCTTAATTAAATTTCTTGTGACAAGGATAAGAGAAACAATAAAACCTAATGTTTCAATAATCCTTAAAATTTGTACCACAGATTCAAAATCTGACATATCAAGTTCCCATTTTTCGTCAATATGTACCGGGCCATAATCAAGCTTAAATGGAAATTTGAAGACCGGAGCTTCGGCCTTAGCGGACAAAACCTTAAAAGCCTTGATTAGATCAAAAGGGATACAAAAAGGAAATATTTCTGTTAAATCTGCTGTATAATCACCGATTTCACCATCGCCGCCAGGATCAGGATTCGGGTCAGGATCAGGATTCGGGTCAGGATCAGGATTCGGGTCAGGATCAGGATTCGGGTCAGGATCAGGATTCGGGTCAGGATTCGGGTCAGGATTCGGATTAGGATCAGGATTCGGATCAGGATTCGGGTCAGGATCAGGATCCGGGTCAGGGTCAGGATTCGGATCAGGATTTGGATTCAAGTCAGGGTTAGTCAACGTATTAATAAAAGTGTCAAATAATGTCCTGATTTCCTCTTCTTTATTCGTATCTTCCCCCGCATCCCCGCCAGTATCTTTTTCACTGATTTCTTGCACTTTCTTAAGCAATTCGTCCATTTCATCCTGATTCGGCAACCGAATTTCGCCATAAAACGGATCATCCGGTTTTTCTTTTTCAGGATTGTCCCCTATCCAGTCCATTATATCAGTAGATAATGGCATGGAATTTGGATTTACCTTACCGGGATATTTAATAGATGAAGCACCACTATCAATATAATTCATAGCATCTTCTACACTAGAAAAAGATATAGCACCAGTAAAAACTACCCAATCAGGATTTAAACTAATTCCCTGTCCTGCAACAACATATGCTTTACCAAACGCAATTTCTACAAAAGTATCAGAAACAGGACAACCAATAATATCTTGAGAAGTTTGGGAAACCATAGGATACCTTACAGTTGGAGTTTTAGTCAAAATAGGAGCATAGTTACCAGGAATTCCATTTTGATTATATACAGTTACACAAGGATATTCATTTATCTTACTTTTTATAAGTTCCATAGTCTGCGCTGATAATTCAATATTTTCAGGTTTAATAGTGCCTTCTTCCCTTTTTTTAATAAAATCCCCCACCATACCCGTGATGATACTCCCAACTACAGTGCCAGTGATCTTTAAGACTTTACCGTGCTGTTTAACCCATTCCTTAAACTGCTTCCAGTTAGAGGGCTTTTCATTCGGATCATCTTGATTCGGGTCAAAGTCATCGGGACTTTGATTCGGAAACTGTATGATTTGTGCATTATTCCAGCTATCTTCCATAGCATCCTCAAGCCCTGAAATGTCAAAGGCAGAACTTCCATCTGTCATAGTCTTATAAGTTGTCCATCCCACCCCGCAGGCCGCCGCTATCATAAGTATGACAGCAAGATCATCCACAATAGCTATAGCCTGCACTTCCTCCGCATGTTTATATGCATAGTAGATGGATGACAGGAGAGTAATACAGCAAAGCAGGATGCATATTATCCTTTTCCTGTACTTCCAGATTCTTGATTTTCTTTTCTTCACATCACACCTTCCTTTCTTGTATCTCAACAGCATTCCCGATCGGGACGCATCCAGCTCCGCAGCACAACTGATTTGAGATACATTTTCATAAAAAAAGTTAAAAAATTAGAGGGGGAAGCTTCCCCCTCCACCGGGATTTTGCATCCCAATCTGTCAAGCTTTGTTTGTGACTTTCTTAAATACACTAATACCTTTTGTAATCAGGAAAACACCACCAATAAGAGGTAAGGCAATCGGCAGGGTGCTTGTCACAAGACTGGTAAGGGATGTGCCGATCTCTGTCATTTGGGTCGTTAATGCGGTTGTAATAGCTTCCATAATTTCTCCTTTCCGGGTTATACCCTTTTAAATATTTTCATTATCCCGGAAATGCAAAGCCCCAATAACAGGCAGATGAAGCCTAAGACAAAGCCAACAGGGATAAATGAAATCATAAGTTTTGCGATCTCCCCTAACGGGAGGACTTCTGCGGCAGAGGATAAAACCTCTGCTGTATGTACTACTTTTTCCATAGGTCTTACCTCCTTAATGCTTAATATAGTTACTGCATATAAGAGCCAGGATTCCGCCGAATATAAGAGCTACACAGCCCATAATAGGAATCTGGATATTCTGCATATTCTGCTGATAGATCTCTACCTTCTCGAGATGCTTATTCACATCCTTAACAGCCAAAAGCAGAGCTTGTATATCCTCTGTATAGTCGGCTGTAACCGCTGGTTCAACGGCAGGGTTATTTTCAACAGCTTTTTCTGGATTATCTGTAACAGGAGTTTCTTTTTCCGGGTCTTCCTGTTGTACACTTTCATCAATAGCACCACTTTCTTCTGACTGCAATTGCTGATAGACAGGGACACATAACATATCTTCTACTAAGACAGGTTCAACCAGTTTCCCGTCGATCAATTCCAGCTTTTCATGTATCAGCGTAAAAACATCTGTATATGGCGTTTCCGCCAGGGCAGATTGTATATCAGTGAGCGATCCCTGAATACTAATCAAATCCTGATGAAGGGAATCAAATTGCGGTAAATAGTCAGTAGTCTCAATCGTTTCTACCTGTTCCTGCATATATACCACCTATTTCTTTTCAAGCATACCAAAGGTTGCATCACAAAGATAATGCAACGTATCAACAACCAGGACGGGTTTGCCATCACTACCAACCTTCATGATAAACTCTGCATCATAAATTGCCGGAGCAGATACAACCTGACTTCTTTTGTCAAAATCAACAGTACATTTGGCGGGCTGATAACCAACTCCTCCTACCTGATCATAATGAGATTTTAACAGTTCACCTTTTTCACCAAAAAAAAGATACTTAAATGTACAGCCCTTTACGATCTCTCCGGTATCCTTAGCCTTCATATCGTATTCCCCAGCGTACAGTAACAAAATTCTTTGTGTGTTCATTTTTTCTCCTCTCTGCTGTCCTACATATAAGCAAGACAGTCAAAACATAATAATTTGTTATCTATATAAACCGCCAGCCTATAAACAGGCGGATTACATGTTATACCAGACATAATAAAAAAACAAAGCAACAGCCGTAAATAAAAGAGCAAAAAAGCGGACGTTTGATAAAGCAGACAGCTTGTCAAACAGGATGTACATGTTATAAACACTGATATACATAAAATCCCCCTTTTAATTGTTTGCCTCAACCACTACTACGTCACCCAGTGCACTGCATGATGGCCCCGACCGCTCACCCGGCGCCCCACCGCCCCATGGGACCCGGCGCCCGGGTGCCCAAGGGACGCTGGTTTAAGCGCGCTGCGCGCAGACGCCCAAGGAAAAAGGGGGGAGCGCCGTAAGGTTACGGCGGATAAGGGTTGCTTTTTGCAGGGTTAAGGCTTTTAGGGACTGCCAGGGCGGTGTTGGTGCCCCGGCCACACAATGGTTACTAAATCTATGTAAAGCACGGGTGCACGTGCGTTACACCTTTGTATCTCGCCCGAAGAGCTGCAGGCAGATATCCGGATGTCAAAATGAGTTACATTTCATCACTATCTATCAGACCGGATACCTGGTCTGCCAGACCTGCCAACGAACGACGTACCCATACAAGACGGTTATCTATCGCCTGAAGGCTTTGCAGAATATCACGCTTGCGGGCTATCTCGTCATCCAAAATGGCTATATGACGTTCACGGTCTTTTTCGGTTTTCATGGCATACAAGACCATATTCTCAAATTTTTCATTAAAACCTTTTCCATCCATAGATTGAATATAAGCTAAAACTTCATCTGTCATGCGGACGGATTTGGCATTACTTTTGGGAGATTTCAACATTTCCTCCTTTTACACTGGGAAAATGATTGGTATAGAAGCCAAAAATTTTCCTACCCATTTACCTATTAAAATGCTATAATGAAACTTATATTAACCGTGAGAAAGTGTCACTTTCTACACTTTTATTATATCACATACGTGAGAAAAGTCAACAATAATTTCACGTTTATGAGAGGTGATTTTATGTCCATTGGAATGAGGTTATTGGCATGGAGAAAAGAACAAGGCTTAAAAACAACTGATTTAAGGGATTCAACAGGCATTTCTCTAGGTGCTTTATCAAATTATGAAAATGATAGAAGAGAAATAAGCAGTAATTTCCTCCTCAAATTACAGGAAATTTACAATGCTGATATTTACTATATTCTCACGGGAGTGAGAATGGAAAGGGGGATACTTACTCAAAACGAACAGGAAATGCTTGAAAATTTTAAAGTTCTACCAGAGCGTGAACAGATAAAGCTTATAGGGATTGTAGAAGAGAAGGCCCAGGCTTACAAAGTAAAATCGGAAAAGTCATCAGCTTCACGAACTGGATAAAAAAAATAGAAAATAATGGTAAATATTGTAAATTATGGAGTGCTGTGTCATGAACAAAAGGAAAAGTGATTTTGATAAGATACTGGACAGAAGAGTTGAACAAGCAAGACTTGAAAGAGCCAGAAAAGAAGCACGAGATATACATAATTATAATCAATGGAAACAAAGGCATGACAGATTATTGGATAAGGAACTGAAAAAATTAGAGAGAAAAAGAAGATTTCCACCAATATTAAAAATTGGATTTGTAATAGTAATACTGCTAGTTATATATAATGAAATTATAAAATGGTATCCGGAAGCCCAAATATGGGTACAAAATCTCATACATATATAAAGGTGTCATTCACAAGAGAAAGTGTCAGATTAACGGTGTTCAATCAAAGCTGCCTACGG